CCTGATTTATTTAAAGAGAGCCTTTGAATATAGGCATACCCCGTGACATCTGAAATAAAGTCAGCCCCGGAAGTGATCGAGTTGGCGGTGGCAAAGTTTATCAGGTGGTATCCGGTGTAAAGATAATGATGGTAATAATATAAACTTTGGATTATCAGATGCTCCGGCCGCTGTTTATGATACATACTGCGGACAAGATGTGTCAACCGCATTCATACCAACAGCAAGCGCGACTAAATATGTTAGTTTAAAAGTAACATCAGGGACGCCAAACGTTTACACAACTTGTTAATATGGACTTAGACATAGACCAAAGATATTACAACAGGATTAAAAAGATGGTTCAAAATCCTACCGTTGAAGTTTTTATGTTACTTCCTCAGGACGTTTTTGAGTCGTATAACTTTGATCGGTTTATTTATATCAAACATAAAGATTTGCAGGGATATTTTTTTCCGGAAAGGATTAGCAACTATAAAGACGGGACGGTATTGGTGAGAATGGATTTACTTTACATAGACTAACATGGCAACAGAAACAATTATATTAGATTTTCAGGTTAATCAGGGTGACGCGATAACTGAACTTGAGAAAACAAAAAAGTCTATTATTGAACTCAAGAAAGAGCAACAGGAGTTAAACAAAGCTTACAAAGCTGGTAATATTACTCTTGATGAATACGCTTCTGAGTCGGTAAGGCTTGAGGGTGTTTTAAAAAAAGCCAGTAGTCAATATAATACACTTCAAAAATCAGCCGCTGGAGTTGAGACACAATTCGACAAACTCATAAAGGCAAACCAGAACCTGGTAAAAACAAACCAGAAAATATCTGATAACCTGTCCGATATGGGTGAGGGGTTTAAAAACTTTGCCGGTCAGGTTAATGTGGGTGGTGTTTCGTTAGGTGATCTTACTGGTAAGTTAAGTTCATTCATTAATCCAGCTACAGCGGCAGCGGGTGCGGTTAGTGCTTTAGCCGGATTATATCTTTCAAGCGCTGCGGGTGCCCGTGATTTAGAATCGGCACAGATACAATTAAGTCAGTCATTCACCACAATGAGTAATGATTTAGCTGAACTTTTAGGGGCTGACGGTAAGGGAGGAGGTTTACTTAGTTCATTAGCAGAACAATTTAATAGAATAGTTTTCGGGTTATCCGCTTCGGTGCGCGGTAATCTTGCCGCGGGCGCACAGAACGCCCTGAAGGAAATTGAACTTGCCGAGATAAACGCGAAGGCAGTTGCAAAGAGGGCTTTAGATGAAGCCGAAAAACTTAGAAGGATAAGAGATGATGACACTAAGTCGTTTGGTGAAAGGAAGAAAGCCGCAGAAGATGCATTAGGATTCATTAACGTACGTGAACAGGCTTTAGCCAACGTTCAAAGAGACAAGATATCCCAGCTTAAAATATTACTTTCGTTAAATAAAGACGACCTTGAATTACAGAAACAGGTAAGGTTAGCTGAATTAGAATTAGCTGACGTATTAGAAGATTCACAAGGTAAGAGGACAGAAACGTTAAATGGAATTAATGTCCTTAAAAAAGAAACCATTGGGTTAACTAATGCGGAAATCGTAAAGTTAAACGAGCTTTCAAACGCAGCATTACAAGCCGAACTCTCACAGGTAAAAGCAGAGCAGGAAAAACAAAAGGCATATCAGGATACCATTAATGAATTAAATAATATTATTAGTAAGACCGATGAGTATCATCAATTAATTGACTTATCATCTGCATTAGCAGAACAAGAAAAATCAGACAAAGAAGAACAAACTAAAAATGAGGCTGACTATCAACGGCAAATAGATTCATCAAATAAAGCTAAGCAGAAAGAGATATTAATGAACGAGGCTAGGGTTGATAGTCTCGGAACGTTATCACAGGCATTTATTTCAATAGCCTCACAAACAAAAGATTTAGCTTCTGCCGGTATTTTATTAGAGAGGGCTAACGCAATTAGTCAAATAATATCATCGACCGGAATTGCTAATGCGAAGGCGGTTGCCGCCACCCCGTTAACTCTTGGTCAGCCATTTGTAACCATTAATACCGCATCAGCCGTCCTAAGTATAGGAAGCATTATAGCACAGGCCATAAGATCATTAACTGACATTGGAGCCGCTGCCGGTGGTGGTGACTTCATAACTAAGGGACCACAATTAATGTTGGTTGGTGATAATCCAGGGGGGCGGGAACGGGTTACCGTTGAACCGCTGAGCGGGCGAGGTAAAACCGTAGTAGGTAAAAATATGATTGCAATGGCCGGGGGAGGAACACTCGAAACAAGATCATCAACAGAACCTATAAATCAAGCCTTCGCTTTCCGTTCTGCTATGAACAATCAGCCTCAGATAGTAGCAAGCTGGAAAGAGGCCACCGAACTAAATACGCGTATTCAATTTAAAGAAGCCCTTGTAACAGTATGAGATACACAAGCCTTGAAGACTTCGTAAAAAAGAATCCATCTAATCAATGCGCTATGGTATCGCGTAACTATGAGATATTTAAAGCGCGTGAATCAGGGCTGACACTTCAACAGATTGCAATTAAATTCCGCATTTCACGACAGGCCGTCATAAATATACTTTCACAAAAGTAGTAAAGCGAAACTTTACATTTTAAAAGCCCCCCGATAGTCCCTATCTAATTTTGTGTAGATGGAAGGACATATCTGGATTGATGGCGTAATAACAGAGAATTACCACTTAGAGGTAAAGAGACAGCTTCAAGCTAACGCAGAGGCCGATACTATCGTGCTTCACATCCAATCACCCGGAGGATCTGTTTACGCGGGATATAATACCTATCATCTTTTAAAGTCATCTGGTAAAAGAATTAAAACAATTATAGAAGGCGAGGCCCAATCTATCGCGACTTTCATAGCGCTCGCTGGTGAGACAGTCCAAATCAGAAAGCCGTCCGTGTTCATGATTCACAACCCATTTGCAGGCCTTGAAGGCGATGCCGACAAAATGCTTAATGGTGCCAGTGAACTAAGGAACATCGAGAATGACATGGCTATGATTTATTCATCTAAGACTAAAATTCCATTAGAGAAGATTAAGCAAATGATGAAGGATGAAACCAGCATGAACGCAGATCAGGCGGTGCAATTTGGCTTTGCTGACATGGCTATCGACCCCATGAAAATGGTCGCGGTTGGAAAAAAACAAAATATGGAAAACACAGAAAAATCTACAGTGTCATTGCTTGACGAATTCAAAGCAAAGATGACTAAAATGATAAATGAAATATTCCCGGAATCTGAATCAGCACCCGTTGAAACCGGAATCGAGGATGCGCCAGAACAACCACCAGTGAAGGCCGCGGCCCTACCCGCTGGCGAATATCCACTACAGGACGGGCGTGTTATCGTCATTGACGAGGCGGGTATGATCGTAGAGGTTAAGGAGGCTATGCTGGCACCGGAAGAAAAGAAAGATGATAGCAAAGACATGATTGCAGCACTACAGGCGCAATTAGATCAGCTTAAGGCCACAGCTGCAGCAAGTGAGACGAAAGCAACACAAGCGGCACAAGCATTAGGAAAGATTAAAACAGATTTTGAGGAGTTAAGGAAAAAGACCGTAGGTGACGACAGCGCACCAACGGCGGGGGCAAAATTTGATCGCACCCCGGTAAGCGCGATTGCAACAGACTCAGACAAAGAGATTCAAAAAGAAATCTTCGAAAAGTTGGGTCTTTCACATTTAATCAAATAAAACAATGGCATCAGCACTAGAAACCAATTTTAATTATACTTACCCTGGAATTTTATCTACAGACGTAAGCTTTAAACCGACAGAAGACACCCCGGCCCTTAGTGATATTTTCACTATCGATCAGGGAATCAAATTCAAGAAGCAGTATAACCTACTTACTCAGTTGAGTAAGATTTTGAAACCTTATACTGGTTGTACCCGCGTATTTTCAGGAACGCAAGACATCACTAACGCAACCGTACAAACTGAAGAGTTTGAAATCGGCTTGGAATGGTGTAAGGATGATTTTACTAACCAGTTAGCGGAGTCTTATAACTTCCTTGCACAAGAGTGGCTAAAGAATGGCATTCAGGAATTCGATCCTTCCGGCACACCGGTAGCCTCGATCATCACTCAGTTAATTCAGGATGCGGTAAGACGTGACGTATTCCGTAGAGTTTCTTTTGGTGATCAATCATCAAGTTCCGCTGACTGGAATACTATTGACGGTCTTTGGACCCGTTTGATTGATACTTCAGGAGCTTCTAACTATTGCGTACTTCGTGCATCTGGGACCGATTTAGGGACCGCTGATCTTGCCGCTGGCGAGGCGTTGGCTACACTTGAAGCCGTTCATATTCAGTCTAACAACCTGTTAAAACAGATACCTAATTCAGGTAAGAAATTCTATGTAACGGGGTCGATTTATGATAACTACTACAACAGCCTAGCGGCTACCGGAGCGGTTACAGAACAGGCGTTTACCAACCAACAGAAAGGGTTAAACTCTTTGATGTTCAAAGGGATCGAGGTTATGCCAATCAGATATTGGGATACTCTTTTAGATGACAGCACTAACCCGCTGGCAGCTACTACTCAGCACCTGGTTCTTTATACTACTAAGCAAAACCACATGTTAGGAATAGAGAACGGTGCCGACCTGAATAAGGTTGAAGGGTTCTTCGATCGTAAGGATCGTAAGTACTATTTCGAAGGAAATATGAAGTTTGGTTATAACTACCTGCATTGCGATTTGCAGACAATCGCATACTAACATATGGCTTGTCAAATTGAAAATGGACTAACCACCACCTGCGAGGATCTACTCCGGGTTGGTGGTCTCGGCAGAACCTTTTGGGTAACCTATAAGGCACTGTTGGATACGCAATTTTCCTTAACTCAAACGGCTGACATTAGCACGATTGATTTTGGATCATATGGCGGCTTTCAGAGATTTGACGGCAACAAATACAGCCACTCGTTCACTACCGAAACACAAAGGGCCACAGGGGGAAACATATCCTTCAAGCAGTCTTTCAGCGCAAAGGTTTTGGCGGGATCAACGGCTGACGATGTTGTACTTCAAACACTTGCTTTAGGTGAAGATATTATTATCTTCGCTGAAGATAACAACCAGAATTTTTATATTATCGGTGCCGGTAACGGCCTGAGTTTGGAAAGTGGAACGCAGACTTCAGGTGAGACGGGAGATTCCGATAACAGGGATACACTTGTATTAAGTGGTCAGGAAAAAACCAGGCCGTTGCGGTTTGCGCTTGCCACTTATCAGCAAACCTTGGATTACATAGAGTCTTTCGAACTTTAAGATGGGTATGGGGATAAGGGGCTAAAAGTTAGCCCCTGTATCTTTTTCTACATTTTCCTTTTTTAATTGTAGATTTTTTTCTACAATTGTCTTGTTCATGGCGTTTTAATGGGTTTAATAATAGGGCTGGTTAATGGGTTTCCAGCCCTTCTTTTTATGAAATGGATAATATACTTATTCAGTTTTACCGATCCACCGCAAACCATAATCGTTTACATATACAACGATTCTATAATGTACTATCGTGATTCATACGAGAAGAAAAGAATTACATATAAGAATTTAGAAAAACAGGTTTTCATGTTCGATGGTGGGTTCCTTCATGTAGGATGGAAGTATGTCAATATCGAGTTTACTAACGGAAGGCGCAAGTATAAGATAAAACGAATATCTAAAACTCCAGATTTGTAAGAATTTACAGATATGGAATAAAATTTTACCCCATGATTAACAAAACAGAACTTACTTCGAAATACGTCAAAGAGTATAACGGCAAACTATCACAGAAGAAGCTTGCTGAGCTACTTCACCATAAACATCCTGACCTTTATCACAACGTAGAATATGCAAGGACAATTATCAGAAAGATAATAGGTAAAGCTGGTAAAGAATTAGGTGGGCACGTATTTATCTACATAGTAGGTTATAGAATCATTATCTATGCTTACTATAAGGGTTTGTTTGGGTCCCGTTATTGTGCTTAGATATATTATCCATTTAATCATTACGCCTTAAGTTTGAAATAGCTGCATATCTGGCAGCACTTAAAGCGTGGTCAAATCCGTCAATAGGCTCGTCTAATCTTATACCTCTTATCTCCCTCCATTTATAATTTGATTGTTCCTTTCTAAGCTCAGGACTATCTACCATGTGAATCTTATACTTCTTCATCAGGGAGATTCCGTAGTTAATAGACCCATGAAATTTGTTTACAGCAAATACCTTTAATCCTGCCCGCCTTAAATCTGAGATCATGCCAGGGTCCGCACTATCACACCACACGTTATTCTCAGGAACTAACTGTCTGAATATCGGGATAACCTCATTACTCGATGGGGTGGGTTTGTAGAACAGGGATTGAATATAAAGGTTTTCACCATCTATACCCAACCGGACCAAAGATGTGGGGTCATTTGTATATCCCCAGTCAGCCCCGTAAAATACCTTCTCGATGTTCTCAGGGAACTTGTTAACCCATGTGACGTGCTGAAATACCAATCCTTCAGGAGATGATCTAAGCCCTAACCCGTAAACGTTCCAAAGGTAATCATCAGCGGTGCCGTGTTGGATGTTGTACTCAGTTGGTTCATAGCTTAGTATCTTCGCTTTCTCCTGATCGCTTACATTAGGATTATCTTTAAACGTGGTAGACAGGTAGCCAACATCTTCCCGGCTTTGTACCTTGTCATAAATCCAATGGTCATTGAATTTAGGGTTAAAGTCCATCCACCAGAATTTACGACACCTCATTTCCGCCTGATCGAATATTTCACGTGAAACATCTAAGGCCTCGTTTACATAGAAGTAATCGCATGAACTACCGTGAAACTTGGAGGGGTCATCGGCCCCCATCAGATTTATCTTATTCCCGAATAAACGAAATTGTTTAACTTCCTGCTTTGCTGAGAATGGCGATTCAATCCCGAAATCAGGTAAACGCCTATTGAAATCATCATATAGGGTAGTCTTAAAGCTATTGTAGGTTTCCTTTATGATATTGATAGTTGCGTTAGTTTCTACCCGTGAACATAAATAAACGATGAAATCTATACTACTCCATGTCTTCCCTGATCGTGAGGAACCAGATAATATTACCCCACGCTTTGTTTTAAACGATTTGTGGAGGTAGACAAGGTTAGGGTTTATTATCCGTTTCATCTAACGGGAATAATTTTCCTACGCGTTCCCTTCCATCATTCAAACTTATATCCTTCGTATCTCTTAATCCAAGATCACGGGCAATAATATTCGCATTTAGGAATCCGGCTGCGGCTCCTGTAAACTTCTGATTGTAGATAATTTCCTCTATGCGCGTGATGACAGAACTAAAATCTTCGGCATTAATTCGATCCTGATTCTTAAAATTTCTGAAATAAGCCGTATTACAGTCTAAATAAGAACAAAGGCCATACAATGTAAATGCCCTCATTTTTGGTAGTTCTACTTGTTCAGCATCCTTACCCCTAAAGTCTACTTCAATTAATGGATTAGTCTCACACCATTCAAAATATTCACAAGCCGCTTCCCATAACAATTCTGGCGTTTCAAAAAGCTTATCCCTTCCGTGCTTACTTCTTAGTTTCCAAAATTGATTTCCTTCTGGTGCGCTCATTTCAAATGATCCTTATTTGCAAAGTTACTTTGCATAATACGATAACTATGCCAAATATACGCACCTTTTATGATTTTTATTCCAAAATTTTCTTTGGCAGGTCTACTGAATGCTAAATCGAATAGCAAACCGTGTTCATTCTGTATAGGTCTTTGGAAGTTGTTAGTGCCCCAGTATGACTTTTGAAACAACATAAAGAATCCAGGGCATACCATTGCGGGCTTACATTCCCCGTTTGGATATTTGTCCGCTTCCATCTCCGCAACTTTTATATGCCTTTTAATCTCATCGTTCGGGTCCGGTTGCTTTCCTAAAAGGTTGGAGTGTAGGCCTATACGGTTTGTCATCGCTCCAAAGATTTTAGTGCCGGGATTGTTTTCTATTGCCTTATGTATGACGTGGTAAGTCTTTGGGCTTAAAACCATAGCATCATAATCGAGAATAAGAATCCAGTCATCATTATTGGGCACCATCGCACAATGAGCGTTTAGGGTGTCTCCATGGGAGTCTTTGTCTAAACTAAAAGGCTGAAAGGTGTATATCATTTTCAACGTTTATTAGTTTCTGAGCATACGCCCCGATGTACATTCCCGCCTCCGCGTTTTTGTAATCTTCAAGGTGTTGGCTTAAATGGCGGGCACTACTGTTCCTTGCCTTGCGTCCTATGTCTTTTCTCACCCATGAATAGTGATGCATCATCTGAGGTAGTTCGGCTACCGATTTAGTGTTAATGGCCCTCGTTGGATCTACAAGATACGGATAATGGGCGTAATTTCCCGAATAGGTGCTTGCGTTTAACTCATGTATAAATGGCACATGATAGCCCTCAGGGTTCTCAAGTCTCAGGTTTGGACTTTTGAAATATGTCCACATCTTCATTACTGATCCGCTCATGCCGGAATCAAAATAAGCCTGTTTAGCGGCCTCGAAATCCGGATGGTATTCGTCTACGTCTAAACTCAGAAAGTGGGTAGCACCGGCCTTCCTTGCTTCCTGTATGCCTAAATTCCGCTTTCGCGCCTCGTTGACCCTACCGTTGGAGCGGTCTTTAGTTATTGTGGGCTCATATTGGATGAGTGAAACGCTCGGAAAGCCTTTAATCGCTTCTTCTATTTCTTCTAAGGGGTTGTATTTTTCTCCGTAGTTGCTTTTATCCTGCCATACTATGACGTAATGTTCCACGTGGAGCGTTTGCATAGACCCGCGTAATAACTCGATGCCATCCCAACAGTTATAAATTACTACTAGCATTTTTTTTCAATCAATTCACCATTAAAATACTTTTCATACAACCACCAAGTAAAAAAATCATTACATGCATCACGATCCAGATTATACCGCTTAATTAATTCTTTTGATGGGCATTTATCGGTTAATTTAAACCATTCATCACAATCAAGTTTCATGGATTGTTCACGAAAATATCCGCTTAATGAACTTTTATTTCGTTCTGATCTAACTATATACCAGAACAAATCCCATAGCGTCTTACGTTTTGGTTTAAAATCTAGATTTACTTTCATACCATTGAATTGTGTCTTTTAACCCTGTTTCAAAGTCAATTTGAGGTTTCCATCCTAATTTTTTTAGCTTTTCGGCATTTAAGTACTGGAATGGTATCTCTTTAAATGGCCGGTCGATTATATCGCAAATGTTTTCTTTGCCCATTAATTCACAGATTTTAAAGATCACATCAATCATCTGGTAAACTTCCTCATCACCTACGTTGTAACATTGGCCTGAATAACCGTGCCTTGCTATTCCAATGTAAGCCTCACAAACGTCATTAACATGGATGAATTCACGCTTGAAGTGCCTTACATCTGAGTACATAACAGGCTTTTGGCCCTTCAAAATACGGGTAATTGTGTTAGGAATAATTCGACTTAGGTTCAAGTCACCCGGGCCATAGATGTTTGCACACCTGACCACGTTCACATTTAAACCGTACGTTTTTCCGTACGTTTGTGCCACAAGATCACCGCACGCCTTAGAGGTTGAATAAATGTCAGAGGCGCGCAGGTCCATATCTTCAGTATAAGGTAGTTCCTCATGAACCCCGTAGGCTTTATCTGAGCTGGCACAAACGACTTTTATCTTTGGGTTTATCTGCCGTACCGCTTCTAATACGTTAGCCGTACCAATGGCGTTAGTTTTGAACGTGTCCAATGGGTTTGAATTGGCAAGTTTAACAATAGACTGAGCGGCTAAATGGTAGATAGTAGTTACCTCGTAATCGTTTATAACCCGCTTAAGAAGTTCTAAATCCAAAACATCACCGTAAACCAGTGAACAGTCGGTGAGGTATTCAGATTTGTATTTCCAGTTCTTATCGCGTACCAATCCGACTACCTTTTGGTGTTTAAGGTGGACCGCTAAAGCTGATCCTAAAAAGCCGTTTATGCCTGTGATTAGATTCATTCTATTCTATAGTCTGGTCTATCTGTTGGTGTTCCTTTCCACTTTGTTACATCATATCTCTTTGAGATCGCACTCGCCCATGTCCGGTGATGTTTCTGCCCCCTGTATAGTTCCGGGTTCATGTCTACTTTTAAATCCACACGATATCGGAATAAATGCCATATTCTCTCATAGCCGTAATCCGCTCCTGTTGGTTTGGGTTGCGTATCATGACAAACCATTATTCCGGCCTCATCTTCAAAGCGTGATATGTCAACTATTCGCCTTTCGCCAGGTGCATGATCGATTAGAATTACGGACGGATTAGGACAAATATCTTTTGCTATATGCCAGTTGTTTATTATCCTAGTGAATGTGTGGTCTTTTGTGGCATACTGACTAAATTGATCTATCCAAGTCTGTTCTGTGTCGAATGAATACAGTTTCCTTTTGTTGGCTTTACAGTACTCATGTAGGAAGGGTGTTGACCCATCACCGCATCCTAATTCTAGAACGGGCCCGGTTTTAGTTTCCTCAAGGGCTAACCATAAAAGAAAGCGATGATTACTCCAGTCGTTAACGTCTTTTAGAAACTCCTCTTTAGTAATTGGCATTGATATAGTCGATTAGTGGTTGAAAATGTTCTTTATACTTTCCATAAGGTCTGATGCAATGAGCGTTCACATATCCGTGGTTCTTTAACTTTTCCCGGTCATACGCCCAATAATTTTTGTCTTTATCGAACGTAGCCCGGTCAATAGTTGCATCGAGATAATTGTCATATCCCCGTTGAATCTCAAGTTTAGGTACAGGATTCTCATGTAAAAGCCTCTTAAGTAAACGCTCATCACTAAAATAATAGTCCTCACGTTTCGCGCTGTCATGTGGCCATATGTTTATATTTTCTCTGTCATCGAATTGTGCTTTGTCTTTCCATGAACGGATTAAATCGTTATAAGATAAATCTTTCGGGTTGATGAATTTTGCAAAGGTATCTCCACCAATGCCAATCATTTGTGACACTGGATAACAACCGTTATAATGATATACTTCACCACCAACGCATAAAAGAATATCATTGTACATTCCTTCTAACGTATATGAAGCCCATCGATCATATTTTTCTGAAATGAATTTTTTTGATAGTGGAAACAAATCTATATCATCAATATAACAATCCTCGCCCCTCAAATTAGACGCCAAAATAAACCTCGCCATCTTCGCCTGATTCCCTGTTGGTACGTCATCAATCGGATAGAATTGAGTTACCTCACCATATTCGCGCGCCTTGTTAACCTTATCGGTGTCTTTTGTCACATAGGCCAAATGACAATCAAAGCCCATCTTTTTATATGCCCAACTTACTATCGGCCAAAACTCCGAGTATATCGGGTTCTCATCACAACTTAGTATTACTTTCATAAATATATATCAGGCTTAGAAATATGTATTAACGCTTCTTTTGCTTTATCCAGAGAATTAAAGGTACAGATGTCCACCCATGCACCAAACAACCCGAAAAATTCAGAATAATAACTTTGAATTGTGTAGGTGTGATTATTTGAATTGCAGTAACTATTTATTGTTGTTACTATTCTATATTTTCTCATATCTTAACTAAATAACATTCTATATTGGCCCTCGTTTCAACTAACTCATAGTCTGGATTCTGATCCAAGAACTTAGTAACCGCTTTGGGAACTTGTGAGTTAGGCGTTTCCCGGTTGTAGTCATCTACTGCGATTACCTGAGTATTGTGATCAGCACATAAATAAAGATCGTGGATAACATCAACTTCACTTTGCAACCCATCCACAAAAGTAAAAGCAAAAGGTTGATTGTATCTTAATGCGCTTCCTACTTTTCCGGTTGAAGGTTCTTTACAAACAATAAGATTATTATCAAATCCTTTTACGTTATGCAAAAACTCATCATAAGAATAAGAACCATAACCGTGTGGCTGTCCCGCAAGAGTTTCCCACGGATCAATTACAACTACTTGCCTGTTATATTTCTCAGCGTGTTTTAAAAATACCTTTGTCGAATGTCCAACCCCTGCCCCTATCTCAATTAAATTGCCTTGATACTTTTCTAAGATATAAGGCATTAGAAAATCGAAACGGTTAGTCCTGCCCTCTGGACTTTCGGCTGCATCCTGGTAGCTTATAAACGTAATGACGGGCTTTATATCCCGATGCATGGTTAGTTTGAATGTTTCAAGGTCTATCATTTTTTTGCTTCTATTATACTATAAGCTATAAAAAGATCGCCTGAATATTCAAGTTGAGTAACGCTGATAATAACAAAAGTTGGATTATCTTTTTGCCATTTAATAAATTTCTCTGTCCGTGTTGATAGTCGACTGTCATCACCCGCACATAATATCTCCGTATATACTATTCTTTTATTCATATTATTTCCACAAGCGGGCGTTTATCCATGTTCTTTTCATCCTGAAATATTACCTCTATGTTGTAGGTTTCAAATAGTTTTAGGTCTAAGTATTTCTTACCACTAATCCCTGATAGGTATTTAGTGGCCCCGTGTTTTACACAAATATCTACCAGTCTTTCGGTTCCTTTTAACTCAGTGGGATAGTCAAATCTGATCGGGGTTTTTATCCCTAACATATTACAGGCCCGAACTATGATTGCTGAATTTGTCTTCCATAAATCCCACGAAATAAGATTATTAAAGTTCATCAACTTTGGATAGCGTTCTGTTATTACCTTCCAATCTTTAACGTGGTTGATGTATCGCTTTTCTACGATAGGAATGTTTCCGGCTTTCACGCTCATGGTATGCCAGCGATCATCTGCATGAAAGCGATTTTGATAACGGTTCTTTTCAAACTGACAATAACCCATAATTACGAATAGGTCGGATTGTTGAATCTTTTCAAAATATCCTCCCCATGGGATGAAGTTGGGCTGATGAATACTAATTGTCATGTTTGAACCACTTTATAATCTTGAACATATCCCACTCCCTTGCGTGAAGGTAATATTTATCATGTGCCTCATCGAAACGGTTATACTCCATCGAAAGCCATCCATCCTCGAACTTTATTAACTCAATTTCAAATTCTCTGCAAATACACTCTGTGGACATATCCCACTTATTAAATGGGGGAATGTACTTCTTTGCGTTCACTAATGAACATGACGCTACTATACTGGCCTCTTGGACTGAGTAATGAAGTAAGCGGTGATCCACATGAAATAATCCATGCCCTGCAAGGGTAACGTCTTTTCTTAACTCAGGCAGTCCGCAATTCTCAACCTTATAGAAGTTCCTGAAATCAGACATGGCGTTAAGTATCTCAGGAAATATCCTTTGTGAATGTTTCCCTTTAAATTCACTCATATTATGAACTAAGGGAGAAACGCCCCAAATTATTTCTACCTTACCTGAATAAAACTCTTTGATATAGTCGGTAATGTCGTTAATCAGCTTCATGTCTGCGTTAATACAAACGTCATCGAATCGAAAGGTAGGATAGAGATTATATTCCATACTTAGCGTAAAATTCTTTTGTATACTCATCCATCCACTTAGGCACGTCACCAAATACCTGAATTAAAAGGCTTCTTATCATGGCCCACTTTTCAGGACTTGCCGGATTGTTGTTCTCACAGTGCGCATCGATTAAGTCGGGCTGATTTAAAGACGCTCCCCACGAGTAAGACCCGTCTTTAGCTACCTCAATACTCGATCGGTCTACCCGTCCTTTTGGGAGTTTGTATTTACCTACCTGAATCATACCACGTTCAACAAACCTGAAGCCGTTCCTTTCCCGGTGATTATATCCGGGTTGGCACTCGTTAGGTTTTATCTGTGCTTTGGCTTTTACTTTAGTGGTTAGAATGTCCCAATCGGTATCCCAATACTCTTCCCACTTCTCACCGTAGGCCCTGCCATTGGCTTTTATTTCGCGCTCCATGTCGGCTTTTAAATCTCCTGTACAATCCATTACTTCCATCCAATCCTTCCACATCATGCCGGTATAGTGAACTGGGATGAATGAATGTCCCGTTAACTCCCAGCCGTAAATTGTTTTTTTGGTTACGTCAGGATCATAAGGCTTTAAAGGGATGAGATCAATATCCTGAACCATGATATAGGCATGTTCTGGTAACACATTAGCGGCAAAGTGTCGGACTGTTTGGGCACACGTTCCGGGGCGTACATTTTCAATGCTTGGAATTTTATGATAAAAAACACATTCATCTTTTTCTGATTCTGGAAAATCATCTGTAATAAACGCGTGAACCTGCCACCCAAATCTAATCCAAATGTTAGCAACTATCGGAAGGTAGTAAAAATAATTCGGGTTATTGTCCGATGAGATAACCGCTATTCGTTGCATATAAATGGTTCTAATTTAAGAAGCGTTATAACTATTGATGGATATGGGTTTGCATCGCTTTCGCTCGTAATTGCTTCAACCGTATATCCATCATTCTCTTTCTGCTTTATATACTTATTAACCTTTTCGAAATTTGATTTAAAGGCTCTTATGCTAATCTCGTGTTTTACTGATTCAATCATTTTATTATTCGTTACATGTCTGGCATAATATATATCCTTTAGCTAAAACTTTTTCCTTTGCCTCCTCGTAGGTTTCTCCACGCTCATAGATGATTTGCTTATCACCGTTTATGAGGACTGTGAATTTAAATTGTTGTATCATCATTCCTTGCGCTTGAGTTTTTTAATTACTGTTTCCTCAGCGTCTTTAGTAACACTTATTGCAATGGTTCTTTTATTCTCCATGATTTCCTCACGGTGTGCAGATGTAACAATTGAACTAACTGCTTTAGCCCTGTTAATAAGTAAAGGCATATTGCGGTGATTGATTGGATTGTCCATGATGTCCCGTAAACAAGTTGTTAAGGCATCGACAATCTCAGAGTGATTTAACTTGTCGTTGTATTTCATATACTTTTCTTTTTAGTTTTATTTCTAATCTACGTTGTTCTATTAGTTGTGGGTCAGTTAATCCGGTTCTATTCTTAATATAAGAATCTGAAACAGGATCACGGTAAAATTTACGCCATTTCTCTTTTATAATTTCTTTATTATCCTGACAATATTTTCTAATTTGTAATTTTCTTTTTTCAGTATAGTATATACTTTGATCATGTGATTTTCTATATTCTGCTCCGTAAATTTTTATCTTTTCTTTATTAGCTTCACGCCATAATTTTAATCTTTCCCTATTTTTTCCCTTATTAGCTTCACGCCATTTTTTATTTTGAGCGTTTCTTTTTTCTCTATTAGCTTCACGGTATTTTTTATTTGCCGCCCTTTTCCTTTCTTCCTTATTTAAATGTTCCATCGTTTACCCAATAAGCTATGTTTGGAAATGATCTCTCAACCGTATAAATATCTTCGAACTTGTCTTTGTGTTTTCTCAGGAAGGCAAACAAGGGAACGTTATTCCAACCCGCCATTCCGATATGTTCTGAAGCTCCGTTGCTTTCTTCCATATCACGGCTAACACCTTCTACCTCGATGTTAGGTATCTGGTTACGGTATCCATCTAAGAACGTCTGACCGATCCCTAAAAGGTAGTGCTGAATAATTGACGGGTTATCCCGGTTACCATAACAAGGATAAATTTTATGATTTAGTAATGTCTGATCCATACCCTTACGGCTGAAATCGTAGTTAACACCTTCGAATAGTTCATGCCAGTAGTTATAACCTGTTCTTGGCGTGAAGTCCTTAGTGGTGAATCCGATCATTCCTCCCATCATGTAAACGTCATGACTAATCGAGTCCGTCATTGCGTGCGCACACTTCTCGCTATTGATCCACTCCTGAACGCATTGCGCCTCTCTGTAAGTGCTTACCCCGTCCAAGTCCCTACAAATAACATGGGTGTAGTCGTTGTATTGGAATACGGGTTTAAGCCTCCACAGCATGGCCTTGGTAAATGGTGCCTGCTCGTTTACGTTTACCTTTATTGGTAGCTGAGTGAAAAGATTTTTAAACCCCTCGTATGTGCTTTTATCGGTTTCCAGAACTACTTCCCAACCTGGATAAATTAAACGGTTCATCCTGATATTCAAAAGCAAACCCCGAAGGTAGCTGACAAAATCAAATGAATTTTTTTCTCTTTCGCGGTTGTATCCAAATAGTGAGTAGGCTATGGCTTTCATATTTTTTCCAAAGTTATATTAGATTGTACCCAGAATGAATACCAAGGATCATTAAACGTTACCTCGTATCCATCAACAAATTTTATTTCAGATAGAATTACCTTAACGGTATCAATATCATTAGTAAATATTTTTAAGCGATTTAGATTGGATATAATTTTAACTCTGTCGTTTTCAAATTTTATTCCATCCCCGCTCAATGGGTCATTAATAAGTGATTTTATGTATAGTATTATAATGTCTTTCATTTCTTAGATTGGTATTCGTAGTAATAAATAACTTCCCCAATGTAATGTTCTTTCTCAATCAGTTCCGACCTGTGTACCTGAGTGGCCCAATCTGTATCTTCTCCGTGATTCTTTTCCGGGAATAGAAACAG